GACTATAGGAGTAAACCAGTTAAGGATGGTTAGGTTATGAGGACTAAAGAACAATTGGAACGTCAACTTGAGATACTCACCCTATCTCAAGCTAGTGACCCTGTAACAGAAGGTCGCAAAGCTTACTTAGAGGAAGTGATTCGTAAACAGGGTAAGGAGTCCTAACTATGCGAGTTTTACCCTGCAATGTCGTAGCTTATGTAGCTCGTCAGACTAACCAACACCCCAAGGTAGTATTTAGCCAACTTTACCGCATTTATACCTATGGCTCACACTGGTTAGACCCCTTAGACACCCTTGACCTCATATCAGGGTTAGGTGGTGTAGTGCAAGAGGGTGACACTGTTGACCAGGGTTATCTACACGTCTACTAACCACCTAGTGGGTACTACTATTTACAGACAACCATTCTATTGAGTAGCAACATGAGAGTTAAGCGACTAACCAAAACATCGACAGTAAGGTTTGAGCCAGCTATGTGGGAAGAGATAGAAACCTTTTGTACTGACCACAGCTTATCCGTAGCGGCATTTTTACGAGATTGCGCCATAAGACACGTTAGAGAGCATATCTAGCCCTTGTAGGCTGTCCTGGGTGGGATGACAATAAAAGACCCCAATCTGTAAAATAATACAAACTGAGGTACACAATGAAACGCTCAAGCTTTAGTTTAGGTGATGTGACTGTTAACTGCTTTCTGACTGACTCAGGTGAGTATTTGTACTCCCTTACTGATGTTAGCTCTATTCTCAATAAGCATCGAAATAGCGCGCTCAGGTTTGTCAACTCTGAGGAGTTCAAACAAGGTCAGGGTAAGGGTTTAGTCGTGTTACGTCACTCGGAGACTATTGATAATGGTCGTGGAATACTAACCGTCACCTACTCGTTAGTACCCAGTTGGGTAGTTACTGAGTACCTGTTACACCATGCCATGAGTAACGGGGATAAGTTAGCAGGTCAGGTCATAAGCTTACTTGCCCGAGAATCACTCGATAAGCGTGCCTCACTGGTACTAGATGGCAACACTCAGGCAGTACAAGATAAGACTGATACCGAGTTAGCCAAATTGCACCAGTACCGAACAGAACAACTTAAGCTTAAGGCAGGTACGCTGTTTACCAACTGGATGCGAGTTCAAAAGTTCAATACTACCCTAACACACGACTACCTGACCAGTAAGTTAGTGGGACGTACTGCCAAACAATCACGAGAGCTACCTTTGACCTACCCTGACCGCACTACAGTAGGATTAAACCACTACCCTAGTAATGAGTGTGAGCAGATGGAGCTACTAACCCTAGTCAAGCTGTATTGTGCCAGTAACTTAGGCTACCGCAAAGGTTGGACATACCAGGACTACATTGATTATGCTATTGACAAGCTAGCTATCTAAGGTTAGAATAGGGGTAGTTTACCACACCACTACCCTTATGAGCAGCATAATTGAGAAAAAGGAACTGATTGAAGTCAAAAAGCAGCAAATAGCCCTGTTAAAAGCCGAGATAGCTACCCTAGTAGGTGAGCTTAAGTCAGATGGTTACGGGCTACTGGATGACTTCCGAGTGACCTGCATCAAATTAGAAAACCTAGACATCTTGGGAGAGTAGACATTATGTGTCTTAGCGATTACGTCAGAGTTTACCAGGACTTAGCCTTTAAGCGTTCAATGTTCCCTAGTGATGGTTGTGACTGGGACTACTATACTTCCAAAATAGATGACCTGTTGGAAGAGGCACAAAACTCGCTAACTGATACCGAGTTCAACCAATTACTGGGATACGTCTAGCCAAAGCTCCAGGTTTGTGTTATACTAGGGTAGTACACCAACTATTACCCTAGTACAAATGGATTACAGTGAAGTCATAGAGGCAACTAAACAACAGTGTTGCAAGATGGCATCAGTATACCGCCAGGATGCTTGCGAGTTACTTAGCTTCTGCCTTACTAAGCTACCAGGTCTAGTATCACGCATTGACACCTCTAAGCCACCTAGACAGCAACTAAGCTATGTTAAGCGTAGCATTACTGGTTACTGTCTGCACTACCTTAGAGACCATGCTACCCTCATCAGAACCCCTAGAGGCAACTTGCCCTTTAAAGTCAGTGAGCTAACACCGTTACTAGGGGGGTCTGCTGATACTACCCTAGTAGACACCTTGCCTGATTGGGCAACCTATGTACTAGAGGAGTGTACTGATACTACCCTAGTAAAACGGTTTGCAAATGCCTACTTAGCCACCTATTACCCAGCCTAAGATTGTGACCAATATTATCTGGTTTGTGTTACTACCATTTAGCATAGGTGAGATTGCCTATCACAGCCAACAGCTATTTACACTCATAGCGGGTTGTAGCGTAATGTTTGCGGCACTCTATCGAGACAGGCTACCACCCCACTACCGCGAGATTGCCTTTGCCTTATTCAGCTTCCTACTGGGGGTGTTCCTATGAAACGCAACTTTAGACTATTGGAGATAATGGTACTGTCTACTTGGGTTATGACCTTTTTTATTGGCTACAAACCCGAGCTAATCCGAGCCATTACCGTGATAGTGGGTATGGCAGTTACCGTACCTAAGCTTTACTCTGGTATTGTTAGGCGAGAGTCACCCAATAAGTATCCAACATTAGATAGTGTTGTAGCTAACTTCTCGGTTGTCAACTTAAGAGCCACTGCCAAAGACCTGGACTGCCTAAGCTACCCTGGCTTAGAGGCACTAGCAGACCCCCTAGCTACTACCCTAGTAGTGGCACTATCAGAGTACAGTACCGAGATGTTAGCCAAGGGTAAACACCTAATGGTTGTCAATGGTGACATAGAGGGAGTACCTACTGTGTACCTGGGGTCAGAGGCATACAAGATAACTACTACCCCCATTAAGACCTCCATACCCTGTATCCTGATAATGCCTGACAGTAGCCGCCAAATACCCCTAAACATAGGGTAGCTCTAACCCACCTAGTTGGTCTAGGATGTCCCAAAAGGCATCCTCTGTCTCATACTCTAAGCATATGTACTCACTGTGTAATTGTCTATCTACTAGGGATAGCTCAAGGTATACGGTGAGTGCTTTTATTTGGTTGTTGGTTAACATGGTTACTGACCTACTACTGGCTTACTACCCTAGTATAACACACTACTGGCGGGTTTAGGTAATTTTGGTTTACCCCTTGCCATTACTGAGGTGGTAGTGTTATACTGTAGGAGTAACAGAGAAAAGGACTCAAGGTCATGGCTACAGTATGGGACTTAGCAGAACAGTTGGAAATTGAGACACAAGAAGCAGGTATGAACTTAGGTTTTGCCTTTGACTTTACCGAGAGAGCTAATGTTGAGACATTGCCAGACAGCCTACCCAGTAAAGCAGCTATGTTAGAGGTACTGGGGGGGTGTCGCTACACTAAGGCAGTAGATAGCTTAAGCCGTAGTGAGTGTTACCTCTACTTAGGTCACGCTAAGAAGTGGCACAAAGCAGCTTTTGATAGTAGCGAGGCGGTACAGTTTGCCAAAGGGTTAGCTCAAGATGTGGGTAAAAAGTTCAACTTGTCCGGTGTGCCTCTGGCTATCTTGCGTAATATGGTACTGGACATTTACCCCAATGCCTTGCCAACCCTAATCAGCAAAAGCAAAACCACAGCTACTAGCACTATGGTCAACTACCGGGATATGCAAGATACCTTACGAGTAGTCAAACAGATGGGTCTGACCAGTGTCAAAATTAAACTCAACGGTACAGCTAGCCAGATGTATGACACTATGGCTCAAGTGTTTGGACAGGACTGGGTTAGCAACTGGGGGGATATTAGCAATACCACCCGAGTGTACCTAGAGACAGTCAAGAAAACCGCTAACACATTAAAGGCATTTATACCCAATGTTTAACTTATTCCAAAGTCAACCCTTTACCACCTATTATGACGTGTCTACTGGTCAGGTATTGACAGTGCCTAACAGTGAGTACCGTAGACAACTTTGGCAACTTAAGGGCGAGTTAGAGCCTTTCTCAAGTGCCATACTGATACCCAAGGTCAGCCAGCAACATCGCCTGGAGTTTGACCAGGTAACACCCCAGACAGGTATACAGTTGTACCGACAAGTCAACCTAGAGGCACTGCTAGCCAATCTATGCCTACTACGCACCTTTGTAGTTACCGAGATGCCTAAGCTACTACAAGCCGCCTACAAACCCCCTGTAGTGTCGCTAGAGGACAAGTTACGAGAAGTAGGGTATCAGCTAAGAGAGCAGCTAGCCCTGGTAACTCAAGATTACACCCAACTAGCTAAGGACTATGATGAGTTATTGGCTCGCAACTGTGAACTAGAGTCACTTTTGGGTGACAAGTGGGCAGATATTAAGACAATAATAGCTAAGTTTGCCGAGGTCAACATCAGCGTCAGGTTCTTAGAGTCGTACAGTGAAGCAGACAGCCACGTGTTTGTTTTTAAAAACGTTGGTTTGCAGGTAGATGACAGTAAGCTTAAGAGGGTAGCAGACAGTATGCCAGGTCTTTTGAACTGGGTAACTAACCCACCTAGCTATGAGGTAAGTAAGGGCGAGATAGTGCTAGAGTTTGACACCCGTGATATTGAGCAAAAGTTAGATGCCGTACAACAGGAGTGGCTACCAACCTTAGCTCAGTGTGAAGAAAACCTTATGGTCTTTGGGGCTAGGGGTAGCGGTAAGACTAGCCTAGTTAACAACTATGTGGCAGTCACCCTAAACCAAATACCAGATGCCCAGGTTGAGTATTTGCAACCTAAGCCAGAGTCAGATACACCTCTTGGGTTAGTGCCTACTGCCATAGGGTTTGACGAGTGCTTTGCAAGGCATAGCTGGCTAATGGGTGAATATATGAGGCGTAATGAAGCCAACATGGCTGCTATTAAGGCAAACCAACCTATGCCTCACTTTGACCCCATCTTTGCCATCTATGAGGAGTTGCAGACAATGGTTATGAAGCATCCTAACCCCAAGGTCTTTTGTAAGGAGATAGAGACTGCCGTAAGCTTTGGCAGAACTTTGGGGCTTAACTTCTTGTGTACTGCTCAAGTAGCCTCTATTCGTAACTTCCCCGGTTGGACAAAAGCCAGCCTTACCCAGTATAACAGACTGTATATTGGTGAGGCAATTAAGACAGCTATCGATTATGCCCCAACACTTGAGGACAAAAAAGCAATCAGGGAACAGTATGCCCTCTATCGTGCCAGTAACCGACAGTTTTATGGGCTTCTGATGCGTCCCAATGGTTTAACTATGGTGTATGACTTGCCATTACCCAATAGTTACCAGTTTGATACCGAGACCACTACTCGCTTTTTGGTGCAGTGTAAGCGACGTAACTTTGATGGTCACCTGGCTCTTAACCCGCACCTTCGAGATATGGTTACTGGGGGGGTACTGCAATGCCCTAGCTGTAACTCAACTAAGTGGATACCTAGCAAGTACACCAATGCCCCTGGTACTAAGGTAGTATTGAGGTGTTATGCTAGTGACTGTAGCACTAAGCTAAACTTTAACCAGTAATTACTGCCGGGGTTGTGCTATACTAGGGTAGTACCAATAACAACGCTAGAATGAGCAGACCCAAAGGTATCGTGGAGTATTTATGGCTACCCGTTAGCCTACTGACGTTAATCACCATTATTTGGACAGCAGAAAATGACTTACAACTCGTATCAGGACTTTATCGTAACCTACAGCAACACGTTTCACAAGGTCAGTGCAGACAACCTTAGCTGTTATGTTGTATCGCTACTTGAGGAAACCGCAGAGACTCTAGAGGTATTACTGCCAGGGTCTGACACTACTAAGGTAGTAAAAGAGTTAGGTGACTGTCTGGCTTATATGTCACTAATATGTTATGTGTTAGGTAAACCCCTAGACAGCTTTATGAGTACGTTACCAGGTGGCATTGGTGATGGCTCTGGGGTTCTTGACCTGGTGCAATACCAAGTAAGCCTAGCAGGGTGTTACAAGCGCATTCTACGGGGTGACAGGGGCTTCACTATGGACACTTTGCTACTGTGTGTTATCCAACTTGTGCCTATTGCTCGTAAGATAGCCTTAGCTCACTCTACCACTATTGATGGTGTTATGGCAGTAAACAGGGTCAAGTTGATGGCTAGAATGGCTAATGGGACTCAAAAGGGTTCCGGTAGTGACCGCTAGCCCTAACCTCGGGGTACTACTAGGGTGGCTCTATACTACCCTAGTAACGCTAAGGCATTAGCCTGGGTACTACTTATTAGACCATATTAAGTAAACCTATGGGTTAATGTGAATAGCATAAAACGAGTTAATGTATTAAAGGTTGACCCCAGTGTTGGAGTTACTAGGGACATGGTAGAGGGGCTAGCCTCAAGTTATGGGGAGTCAGGACATCGCGCCCCTGTAGTCTTAGGGCATCCAAAAGACAACGCCCCGGCTTGGGGTTGGGTGACAGCTTGTGAAGCAGAGGGCGACAACCTATTCTGTGACTTAGATGTAACCCCCGAGTTTCACACCCTGTTGTCTGAAGGTAGGTTTAGAGAGCGTTCTGTAGCCTTCTACGATAGTCAACCCCCTGTCCTACGGCATCTAGGCTTCTTAGGAGCCACACCGCCAAAGGTCAAAGGTTTAGAGCCTATTAACCTAAGCGAGTACGACAACTCCACCACCGAGTATAAATACCTAGAACAATCAATAGAGCCAAACATGGAAGAATTTCTTAAGCCTGTGGTGCTGTTTGCACTATCTGAGCAGTTACCAGGACTTACCGCTAAGTCATTCAAAACTGAACCCGTACTCAAGGGGTCTGACACTATTACCGGAGTAGTGACCCTTAGCGACAATAGCGAGTACAACTACACCCTAACCAAGAGTGACCATAATGGGTGGGTAGCTAACACTACCTTGAGTAACCCCGAGGTTATTGAGTTATCAGAGCGAGTAAAACAACTTGAGTCTTTACTAGCTGAGTCTGCCAATACTAAGCTAGTAGATAGCATCTATGACGACAATAAGTTGACTGAAGCTATCTTGCCTAAGTGTGACTGTCACAAGTTACTGGCAGAGGACACCACTGGTGTAGCAGTAAAGTTACTTCAGAACTTGCCGCCTCTTGTCACCCCTGACACTGTTGGTACTAGCCAGGTAGTAGACTACCCTAGTAGTAGTAGTGGTCAGTTTGAGTTTGCAGAGAATACACTTTATGAGGTAGTGCAAGCCAAAGCCCTAGCCCTGGGACTAGACCCTAAAAACCCGGTACACTTTACCCAAGCTTTTCAATCGCTATGATTAACACACTTGTCCTGTCTATTAAAGCTACGGCAGCTTTGACTGCTAACTCGGTTTGTCGGTTTAGTGGCGGTTACTCTGGCACTACTCCCTATCTTGGGGTAGTACACTCTGACACCGCTATTGGTGATATGGCTTCTGTTACCGTTACTGGCTTGTATCCTGTCAAACTGGCGGCTGGTCAAACTGTAGCAGTAGGTGAGGTACTGGGTATCAATGCCTCTGGTCTAGGAGTAGCCAACAATAACGTTGGTAAGGTTGCTGACTTTAAACCCGTGTTGTTTTCAGAGGCAGGTTTTGCCTATGTCGTACTAGCTTAAGAAAATGTTAAATTTAAATCAGACTCGCATCATTGACCCTCTGTTAACTAACCTGGCACACGGGTACATCAACCCTATTCCAGGAGTAGCAGATTTTATTGCACCACCTGTACCTGTCAACCAACGGTCAGGACAAGTTATCCAGTTTGGTAAGGAGGACTTTGCCATTAGAGCTACAAGACGCGCCCCTGGTGCTGATATCTTACGCTCTAACCCTAGTTACAAGCCTGTACTGTTCAGCCTCTATCAGGATGCTTTGGGCATTGAGGTCCCTTATGAGCATATTGAGGAAGCAGGTGCAGCTAACTTGCCTCAGTTACAGCAGATTGCCTTAACTCAAGTGCTTAACCAACTGATGTTAGGTTGGGAAGCTGAGGTTATCGATATTGCCACCAATGCCGCTAACTTTGAGACCAGTCTGACCTCAAGCCCTAGTGTCAAATGGGATGCTACCACTGGTGACCCCTTTAAAGACGTGATTGGGGCAAAAGAGGCAGTACGTTCTCAAAGTGCCGTCTACCCTAATAGTATGGTGCTGTCACCCACTGTATTCCACGCCTTACAACAAAATGCTAAGATTCGGGAACAGTTTCAGCCTACCTCTAGTCGTGTTATTGGCTTAGAGGACTTAGCGGCTTACTTTGGGTTGTCCCGAGGTATCCGCATTGCTGAAAAAGTCAAACTCAATGCTGATGGTAGTTTTGCAGACCTTATGGGTGACACTGCCTTACTATTCTATGCCCCACCCAGTAACGCGGCATCTAGCCTTAGCCCGAGTAACAGTATGTTGTCTGCGGGTATGCCTAGCTTTATGTACAGCTATGTCCACCGCAACTACCCTGTAGTCACCCCTATGCGTAACGATGATGACCGCCGAGTCGTTAAAGCTGAGGTACTGTATGAGCATCAGGCTGTAGTTACTGGTATTGGTATGACAGGCAAGGCAGGGGCTGCCTACTTACTGACCAACATCCTAACCTAAGCCTTTGGCTTGCTTACTAGGGTACTATTGAGGTAGTACCTTAGTAACCTTAAAAGTGTATGGCAGTGGCAACAGTTAGCCAATTTATTGAGTATGTGGGACATCAGGAGGCAGTACAGCTTACCCACATAGACAACCCTGATATTGACAGTGTGGATTATGCTAAGGTTCAGGCAGGGTTAGATAGTGCCTACAACCTGTTGACCCAAAAGGTTAGCCCTAGCTGGTCAATGTTTGCAGAGGCACAAATACGCCTAACCCGCAAGTTACTCGACCCCTATACCACTAGGGAGGTAGTAACTATGGGCTATGATGAGGTATGGGAGTGGATAGCTAACCGAACTAAGCTAATATTATGGATATAAATGCTCTGGTCAGTAGGGACAAAGCCTATTTTAACAACCTAGTTACTCAAGGTACTCTGACAGTATTCTTGAGTGAGTCTAACCTCAACCTCATAGCCACTGCCACAGTAGTCGCAAGTGATACGGGTAGCCTAGTAACCATTACAGCCCCTTTTAACCCCCAAAGTTCAACCCGAGTGTCACTATTGCAGGTACTCGAGAAGTCCCCTAGTGACCCTACCGAGTACGCCTCTGTCTGGACTTCAGTGGATACCACTACTTTGAGCCCTAGCCCTACCTCGGTACAAATAGGAGACCTTTTTACCATAGGCACAAATACTTACCAGGTGATGGCAAAGGTGGGTAGCAGTGTGACCTTTAGTACGCCTGTTAGCGAGGTGGCTGTGTTTTATGCTAACGTAGCTAGCCCTGACGTAACCTACCAATGGCAACTATCGGAAGATAACGGTGTTACTTGGGTAGACATTGTTGGGGCTACAGAACGCAGCTATGAGCCGCTAGCAGGTGATGTAGGTGACAACCTTAGAGTCATTATTAGCTATGTCGATGGACAAGGCACAATAGAACAGCCTACCCTAGCACCCCCAGAGACCCAACCCTCTGTCATCTACCCTGTCTACCCCATTATCGCTGACATTGAGTTAGATGTGGTTAGGACTTATGCCCCTAACCTAGTTACCGAGCTAATGGTACAAATTACCTCCACCTAGTTGACATTACTGGGGTAGTAGTGTTAGACTGTAGGAGTAACTAAGAGTTAGGTGAGTCAGATGGCTAGCTTAGAAATCAGAGAATTTAATAACCAAGATGGGTATGTTTGCCTAACTGACATGGCTCTCAACATCTTGGGAGTTACTAAGGCACTACCAGGGGTATCCAAGAGTATTATGGAGTAGCCGAGTTAGCAGAACAGTTGGGTTACAGCCCTGTATTGGTAGCTAAACATCGGTCAAGCTTAGGATGATTTGTTAAGAAAACCTTAAGCGACACTCAGTGCCACCGTGAGACTCGGTTCGTTAATGGCACTATGCGTCCGGTACTGGTTTACCCTCAAGGTAACTCCCAAGTTAACGCTGCTATCACAAACTACCTCAGTTGTCAAGACTTATAAGCAATACTCATAGAAACCCCCTAGACCTATCAGAAATGGTGATAGCTAGGGGGTTGGCAGTTGGGTTGGGGTTAGGTTATAATTGAGATATAACAAAGAGACAAGGATTACCGACCATGAAGACCACTACTGCCAGCCACATCCGCAAACTCTTAGCCTCTTATGAGCATTGTATCACGATGGCTCAGGATTGTCAAGAGGGTAGCCAGGAACAAATTGATTGGTATAACTTATCAGATGGCATCGGTGACATAATCGCTACTTATGAGGGAGGACTAGCACAACTTAAGCGTAATATCACTAACCGACAGTCTCAATCTGCTTATGGTTTCTACCCTAAGCCATAACCTAGGCTAATATCAGGGGAGTTTATCGATAGCTCCCCTACCATAAGTAAATCTGATAACCCTGGTATTGACACTAGGGGTTTTTTGCTTGACATTACTAGGGTAGTAGTGTTAGACTATAGGAGTAAACCAGTTAGGGTTCCAACTATGAGTAACTTACAACGATATGATGTTGATGGTTTTGAGTTAGTTATCGACACTCAAACAGGCGAGTCTTTTGCTACCACCTCTGGTTATGCTCGGATGGTGGGTAAGGACAAATCTACCATATCTCGGCGGTTACAAGGTGTTGAGCAAGGAGAGCTAAAAACGGCTGAACTCCTTACCCCAGGCGGGTTACAAGGTGTTGCACTTATCCCTGAATCTCTGATTGTCCAATGGGTAGTCAAGGATAGCCCCGAGTTAGCTACCAAAATGTTACGGGCTGGGGTTCGGGTTTTCTTACACCACCTGGCTGGCTTTAAAGTGACATCAGAAGCTACTCAGGTAGTACCGACACTACCCCCTAGTGACATCCGACTAGCTAACCTTAAAGCTAGCTTAGAGTATTTTGACATTGACATCAGTAACCCTCGCCTTAAGCAATCATTACAAGACTTGGCACTCAACACTATTGGCATACTACCCCCAGTAAGCAACTCTACTACTTATTTAGGGGTAGCCGAGTTAGCAGAACAGCTAGGTTACAGTCCGGTACAGGTAGCTAAGTATCGCTCTCAGTTGGGCAAGTACGTTGTACAGGTTACAGGCATTGAGCCAATCAAAGAGAAACGCCTGGTTAATGGTACTTACCGCCCTGTCAACCTGTATGACAAGTGTAACCATGATGTAGTGGATGCCATTAACGCCTTTTTTGAGAATGCTGGTTAATCTAAATCTTAATTTACTCACCTAGTACCCCTCTACCTTACCAGTAGAGGGGTTTTACATCGTGACCGCATACCCCCAAAATTGGCTGAAACCCTTGCTGCTATTGGTTTAGACAGTGATCCGGGTGTTCGGGAGCTACTATGCCAGTAGTGGGTACTACTAGGTAGTAAACTTAGCCATATTATGAAGAACATTTATACTTACTCTAGGGGTAGTATCACTACTAGCGGAGTAGACAAAACATTATTTACTGGTGGCAGAGAGGGACTCATAGTGACGGCAGTAACCAACCTTGGGTTAACCCTAAAGCTGTGGGCAGAGGGTGACAACTTGCCTGTTACCTTGACTGGTAGCCTAGTAGGTCTAGGGCTAGGTTGGGGCGACAAGTTACTGGCTAATGGTACAGGTAGTCTAGCAGTAACTTTTTGGGGTAGCCTAGATAGCACTGTCCAGATTGTCAACACTAACCAACTAGAGGTCATAGTAGGTGCGCCTGTTGACTTTGCCAAAGCTGGTACTGTGGGGGGTGTGGCAGTATCCGCCAGTAGCCCCATTTGGATGAGACCTGGCATTTATACTGATTATGCTTTTAGCCTAGATGCTAATGGTAAGGTAATATGGTAACTATTGTTGGACAAGTATTAGAACCCTCGGGACTAGCCACTACAGCACCCTTTAAGGTGTGGCTGGTAAATTATGGCACTGACCCTGTAAACCACCGCCTGTATGTCAGCCCTAGCCCACAGATAGTGACCCCAGACCCCATAACTGGTCAATTTGAGTTTGAGGTGTGGGCTAACGTTACTGCTGATGTACCCTGCTACTACCGAGTACAGTTTGACTTTGGATTGCAACTTAAGCTAGCCGTGCCAGCCAGTGACACCCCCTTAGAGTTTACTGACCTAATCATAGATGAGACCATTGAGTTACTGCCTGGTATCCTTAGCAGGGTGGCTAGGTTAGAGTCAACAGGGGGAGTAGTTATACCTACTCAAAACTTCTCTGTAGGGGGTTGGTTAACTAGCCCACCTGTGGCATATGACGGTACTGCACCAGTAGTCATACCAGTAGATAGCATCAATAGTCAAGGGCTTACTGGGGTAATACCTAAACCCCTACTGAGTGGTAGCTACAATATTACCCTAGACAATGCCTTGAGTTTCGGGCAAGGGCTTACCGCTACCTCTGGTAGTTACTCTGGGGGTAGTGCCAATTCTGTATCAGTAGATGCCACTATTGCCAGACGCTCTGATGTGGCTATGAGTGACCCCCGAGAATGGCTAGCAAGTACAGTTAGTCAATTAGAGGCAGAGACGGGTACAGGCGTAGGTCGTAGAGCATGGACACCCGAGAGAGTCTTTCAGGCTATTACTGCATGGGTATCTCAATACCTACCTAGTGCAACCTTGGGTGAGGCGGAGTTAGGCACTGGCACAAATAACCTTAGTTGGTCACCTAGCAAGATTACTGCCCTAGTGTCAGCATATACCAGTAGTAATGGGGTTACGAGTGTAGCTGGCAAGGTTGGGGATGTGTCCCTAGTACCTACCGATATTGTAGGCTTAGGTGACGTAACCAATGCAAGTAATTTACTCACGGGGTCTGTCAATAGTACCTTAGTACCTTTGGCTCAAAGTGCCACTAGGTTGGCAACAGCCAGGACTGTTAATGGTGTACCTTTTGATGGTACTGCTAACATAGTAGTGCCTACCCCCAGTAGTTTGACCTTTGGTACTGGACTAACTGGCGGGGTGTTTAATGGTAGCACTGCCACAACACTGGCTATTGATACTGGGGTAGTAGTGCAACAGTCCGATAGTAGACTGACTGATGCCCGAGAGTGGTCAGCTAGCACTGTCACCCAAGCTGAGGCAGAAGCAGGTACTGCTACAACTAGACGGGCATGGACTGCTCAAAGGGTTACTCAAACCATAGCTGCATGGTGGGCTAGTAGTGCCAACAAGGTTAAACTAGACAGTATTGCAACAGGGGCGCAAGTTAACACAGTCACAAGTGTGGCAGGTAAGACAGGGGTAGTGACACTGGTCAAGGGTGACGTGGGTTTGGGTAATGTGGTTAACTCTGACCAAACTAATGCCAGTAACTTGGCTACAGGTGTCGTAGCTGATGCTCGGCTCAGTTCTAATGTGGTTTTAAAAAACCAATCACCTGTGTTTACGGGTGGTAGAGTGACTCTAGGGAGACAAAATTCAGTGTCAGAGGGTGGTGAACTACAGATAAACTACCCCGAGAATAATGGTAGCACCACTACCTCAAGTTGGTATATTGACTGTCAGGGTACGGCTAGTAGCCCAAACCTTAGATTTTATACTACGGATAGTGTAGGGGTGTCATCTACTGTTCTCCAATTAGCGCCTTCCGTAGTTAACGCTACCTCGACAACATCCGCAGCAAGTATTAAGACAGCAGGGGGTATTGCTTGCGCTCAAGACATTTACGCCAACAAAGTCATCTACACCCAAAGCGATGTCATTAGCTTTACCCCCTATCTAGAGGGTACTGGGTGGGGTTATGGGATACAACAGGGCGAGTATACCCGTACAGGCAGAGTGGTACACTTTTACTGTAGGCTAGATGTAAACCAAGTGGGGGTTGGTGGGCTTAGGGTACTAGGTTTACCATTTAACTGTAACAGTAATAGCTTTTCTGTAAATATGCGTACCACTGGCTTTCAAAACATACCCACTGGTGCTGTTTATACCCCTTATGTGGAGGTAAATAAAACATCTATTGTTTTAAACTTTACACAAAATGGCTCAGTCGCCACTAATTTCACCCCCTTTTACTATACCTCCGCTTGCACAATGTATTTAGCTGGTCACTACATCACCAGCTCATAGGGTCAAAATAGCGTTAGCCAGCCAAAAAGCATGACCAGTGCTTAAGTCAGGGTGATTTTTACTAATGTACCTTTGCAATAGTGCCTTAGTACCACAAGTATAGACCAAAGTATCGTTCAGGTAGCACTCATACTTACCATCCTTTGTGACCTTAAAGTAAAAGTAGCCTTGAGGGTCACACACAAACCCCCCAGTGCTAGGTCTGTCCCAATCATACACATGGGCATTTATACTTACTATGGTTAGCTTTCGGTTATCTAATGTTGGAAACCACTGGTAAAAGCAATAGGCTAGGGCTTGAGTGTTCATTAGCCATGCCCTGCCAATATCGTGTGAGCGAAAGATAGCTGTCAACTCGTTGTCAAAGTAATTTAGCTGAGTCAGACAAGGTATGCCCGCAGGTTCACCCCCCGAGGTACACTGGTCTAGTAGTGTCACTACCCTTTGAGTGCTGAACTCTACACCTTCTGTTATCTTGTGCAGTTGGGGCATTATCTTTTGACCATAAGTGTAGCTAACACCAGGGTCACTAGGGGGGTCTGCTAATACCCATTGGGTAAAATACTCTTGCCAATCAGGTAGAGGTGGGTTAGTTAGGGTTACTACTTGGTTAGTCAGTGCTGTAAACTTGCGGTCTGCATAGTGCTTACCTTGGGTCAATACCTTGTGCATTAGAGATTGCTGATATCTGACATACACATCAGAATTGCCGCCAGCATTATTACTCGGGGGGTACTGCAATGCTGCCTTAGTAAACCCTGTTGGTACTGCCAAAGGTTCAACAGGTAAGTCAAAAGTGACACTGACTGCAAGCCCCGACCCCTTGATTGCATCATAAGCGGCTTTAAAACTTTGGCTAACCAGGTCATAGCGAGTTAGGGCTAGTAGGTAAACACGGTCTACTAGAGGGTTACTGGTAATACTGTTGAGTAACAGTTTAACGCCTGCCTCTGCATTGTACAAAGTCCCTTTGGCAAGTAAGTTGGGTACAATGTCCCAGTCAAACCTACTAGGCTTACTCCAACCTGTCACCAATATAGCATAAGTCCCATTGGTACTAGGCTGGGGGTTTGGGTTTACTTGAACATAACCATTACCGTTGTTTGGCGGACTATCAGAAACTGTCACTAAACTGTCAACACTATACATGGTACTAAGGGGGTAGCTCAATACTACCCCAGTAAGGTTTACTATTTGGCTGATAACAGGAGTTGGGCTAAGTCATGCTTATCGCCACAATCAACAAATTCATCAAACTGTTTACGAGCTAAAGTTAGCTGATGAGAGCGGTAATAGTAAGCATTGCTCAACTTAACGTCACCTAGTGCTAAGTCAATAGTCAGCTTACCACCCGTGTTGTCAAATTTTAGGGACAAAGTGAAAGTTAGCGTAGCTGTTGTAACACAGTTTTTTCATAGTTTTCCTTCTATCCAAATATCGTGGACACTGGCTCTTACACGGCTTATCAACTCAACTTGACTACTGGTTAAACCTAACTCATGGACTTGCGTACCATCCAGTAAGGTACAAAAGGCGTTAATAATATCATACACTGACAATCCCGTATCCTCCACTATGATGCAATCAGAGGGTAGTAGCAACCCTGCTAATAGGTCTGATATCACCTCATTGGGGGTTGTCTCGCTATCCTTACAGTAGTCCTCTAAAGCCCTTTGTAGCTCGGTAGGTATTTGTACTAGCAGCATAGTCTTTTTTCCTTAAGTTGGGTTAATAGTTGCGAGTAAACCATATTTTGGGTTAAGTTAGCGTTAATTACAATATCCCACCCTAGTTGATGGTAGCCATTAATTAACTCTTGCTTTACCCCTAGACTAGCCAAGTCGTACCCTAGTGGGTCAACCTCAGCCCTAGCTATGGCTCTATCTAGTGACACCTGGGCAGACACATCTAGCAGTATACTGATGTTAGCCATAGGTAGCCTGTTGGCTGTCTGTAGGTACAGGTTTAGCGGCATCCCATAAACCAGGCTACTAGGTAGGTATCGGTCAAGTACCCAATCCTGGTCAGGTGTAGGTGGGTTTTCTATCAGGTCATAAGCCATAGCCAACTGTAAATTATGGTTAGCTAGCTTTTGGTCAAGGTCATAGGGGTAGTGTCGGTAGGTGTACCCTAGCTCAGTAGCTAACCTTTTAGCTAGGGTGGTTTTACCGCTACCATCAATACCCTCGATAACAATAATAGTCATTAGCTAATAGCTCCTAAGTACAAATCTTGAGTAGTAAGAGGCATAACAGACTTAGCGTAGTCCCCTAAAGTCAAAACCTCAGTCTCAACTAGGGTGGACAACTGGTAACGGTTACGGTACTCTACCTTGTAGTAGCCTGACTTAAGCCGAGTGGTGATTACTTTGACCTGTGACTCTAGTTTACGCAAGCTAAGGGCATAACGCACTGCCTCTAAGTATTGGTTACGGTATTTGACCCATGACCCATCAGTTTGTGACTTGACCCGCAGTGTGCCATCAATGTCTACTAACCACTTGCGTACCACTACTTTACCGTTAGCTGGGTTAACAGTGCTAATGTAACCGTGCTGAGTAGAGCAAAAGCTAACTCGGTGATTGGCTAACTCTACTGGCTGAATGGTTTGGCGGGTTTTGGTTAATGCTGCCCAAAAGATGTCGGTCATTGGTCTTTCTCCTTTGCTATATCTCGATTATATCCTAGCTAGTCTCAACTGTCAACCCCTAACTAACATCGGGTACTACTAGGGTAGTAGCAGTAGTATAGCAGTAATGTCAATATTAAAGTCAGAGGTTGCCTACCCTTATTACCCAGGCAAGTATAGCCTATACCCCGAGTACACTAACCTAACATCAGAGGCAGAGTTACGTCAGGTGCTTTTTGATGGTAAGGTCATAGAGTGCCTACAGAGTTTACTGGGGGAGTTGTTGCAGTACCCCTTGAGTAACCTAGAACCTAAGTCAGGCAAAGACCAACTAGAGACAGTGATGCAGGTCACAGATAGCCTTGACCTTAATCACATCGCCTTGAGTGTGGCTAGTGCCATGATAACGGGCTACTCTGTCAGTGAGCTAGTATGGGGTAAAGTGGGTGACAAGTTGTTGCCTACTAAGTTACTGCCGAGAGACTTAGAGGTACTTAGGTATCAGTTTAGTGACCCTACTAGGGGGGTAGTGCCATACCTTTGGGTAAGAGGTCAGGAGATAGCGATACCACCTCGTAAGTTCATAATAACTAGATATTGGTCGATACCCAATAGTGACCCTTATGGTAATGGGCTAGGAGAGGCATTGTATCCACTGGTCAAGCTTAGGGGTCAAGCTATCCTAGACTGGGGTAAGTTTAGTAGCACCTATGCCGAGCCAGTTAGGGTAGGTACTTACCCTGTTAATGCGTCAGATGAGGAGATACAGCAGTTTAATAAGTTTATCCAAGCTTTGGGTACAGCTAGGGCTGTTACTTTGCCAGAGGGTTTTACTGTTGAGTACATTGACCCCCCCAAGAGTACCACAGGGCTACAGGCTGACCTTTACAACACCATCAATCAAGATATTAGCCTACTGATATTAGGTGAGGCTACGGCAGGCAAAACAGACCCTGGAAATAAAGCAAAAGATACGGTTAGTGCTGACTTAAGGTCTACCAGAGCCAAGATGTTAGGCAGGTTACTCACTGACACCCTCAATACTACCCTAGTAACTTGGATACAGCAGTTAAACTACCCCCTATTGCCACCTTGTAAACTGGCTTTTGATTATGGACAAGTGGAGCGACAAGTACCTCAATAAGTTGACAGAAGGTGACTTACTCACCCAGTACCTAGCTACCCGGCTAGTAGACTTGGCTAGGACTAATCTGCTGACTAGCTCCAATATGGATGGTAGCCCTATGACCACCAACAAAAATACAGGCAAGCCCCTGATTGACACTGGGGCTATGCTAGGGTCTATTGCTAGGGTTGACTCAAGTGCTGTAGTAAATGTCCCCTATGCTGCCAAGGTACAAAGTGAGACTGGTAACTACTTTATCACTAAGCCACCGGTAGCACTACTAGGGGGGTGGCTAGAAGACTTCCTTAGTAAATAATCTTTGCTTGACCCAACCTGTTACTGCTAGGGTGTTGCTGTCCTAGTTGGGTAACTTGCCATTGCCTAATACAATCTAGCTGTTGACTGCTAGGCGTTACCCCTACTGGTACACTTGTGGTGATACTGGGGTAGTAGTCGGGTATTGGCTTAGTAGGTACTAGGGTAAGCTGGTATGGCAGTAGTGACTTGAGACCAGGGGTAGTAGCGATAGGATGGTTGGTATACAGCGTGTTAACATATGGCAACTCTTTGAGTCTTAGCAGTAGGTCATTGAGGGTATCGCAGTCTACTAGGTGGGTACAACAGTGTTGGTGAAATAAGCCTAGAGTTCCATTGTACCAAAGCCCACTACTGGGTGGGTAGTCAGGTGGTGTGTGAGTAAAGGTCACGTTAGATACAGAGTCAGGGGGTTGTCCCTGGTAAAGAGCTAGCCAGTCATACTCGGTACAACTTCGCTTTATTTCCAATAGCCTGCTTTGGGGGTAGAACTCGGGAAACAATGCGTCACCCAAGTTACGCTTTAAAGGGTCACTGCTAGGGTCTGTACAGAGGGCGGGTAAGTTGATGTACTCCCACCCTAGTTCTTCGGTAACGATGCCAACCAAGTCATCAGAAGTCCACCTAGTCATCAGTATTATTACACTACCACCAGGTAACACTCGGCTAAACAAGGTACTGCCAAAGAACTCCCTAACTACCTTCTTAAAGGCGGGACTGTGGGCTTCTTGACGGTTCTTAACGATATCATCGATAACCATTAGGTCAGCCCCAAAGCCCGTAATAGCACCACCTACACCTACCCCCTTGTACCTACCATCTGACACTGTACGCCACTTAGAGCCACTCTTGCCGTCACCTGTTGGTACTGCTAGGGGATACAGGTACTTGTAGAGTGGACTGCTCATTAGGCTTCTAACGTCTACCCCAAAGTCAGAGGCAAGGTCAGCCCCATAACATATCTGCATTACTTGAGCATCAGGCTTGCGACCAAAGTACCAGGCAGGCAGGGCTTTACTGATTATCTCTGACTTGCCGTGTCTAGGTGGTATACTGATGGCTAACCTAGCATTGCCCTCAAGCAAAGCATTCTGGATTTTACTGCATAGGTATCGGTGGACTAGGCTAGTAACATAATTAGGGTTGGTGGCTCCAATAAATGCTAGCAGGTTATTGTCTATTACGTCTTTCACAAGTTACTCATAGGACGCTAAAGCGTTAGCTTTGGTATACCCCTAGTACCCCACCCTAGCATAAAGAAAACCCCTGACAAGGGTCAAGGGTCTAGGTACATCCACAGGGTTCTCAAGCAAGGTTAAGAACTATCTCTATTGTAGCATACTTTTGAGTTTAGTGGCTACCTTTATGATTCCGGGTTTATTGGTGGATGCTAGCAACTCCTCTAGTAGCTCAATAGTAATGCAGTCAGGGGTCACATTAAGCTTACCTGCTAAGTAAGCCTTATCTCTGGCTATTGTGTCCCCGGGGTCGGGGCTAGAGGTGACTTCTGGCATAAATAGGTAATCTAGGCTACATTCTAGGGTTTGAGCCAGTTGAATGGCAGCTTGCAAGCTCAACTTACGTCTACCTGATAAGTAGGATGCCAGTGTGTCATACTTTATACCTGATGTTTTTGATAGGGTCTCTATGGTTAGACCCCTGACTTTTATTTGGGCAAACACTTTTACTAACTTATCTCGGTTATCACTCATGGTTCCTTGATTATGTTTAATCCATTCTAACACAGTTTGTTCAAATGTACACCAAAACCAGAGTAGTGGTTACTCCGGTAGCTTGGTGTCTGGTGCTTATGGTGTGGTAAAGTTAGTGTTGCAGTCCTTACACTTAAACTTGAGTGACCCTTTGGCAGAGTTACAGTTAGGACACTTACCAGATTCAAAGTGAGCTAAGATAGCCTCTAACTCGGGGCTAGGTGACTCTTTAAGCCAATCTTCCTTTGTCCGGTTCTCTAGCTCAACTAACTTAGCATCTACTGCCTCATCCGATAATGTCACCCACTGACCATCTACCAGGGTACTACCCCAGTTGTCACAAATAGTGAACCATTTACCGATTGCCTCTGACTTACTCAAGGGTACTACTGGTAGGCTATCTCGGTATGCCTTCTGTAACTTACAGTAAGCTTTGTAGTCCGATTCTAGGGTACTCTTAAGAGGTGATAAGCTAGGGTCTACTACCATAGTACCGAGGTTTTGCAGTAGTAGGTCAGGGTAGTCAAACTCTTGAGTGTCACCTAGTAGGTTAAACAGGTCAACCAATAAGTTATTGTGGGCTAGTATTAGCTCAATTTGTGCCTCTGTGTGACCCATAGTAAGCTTATCTACCCAAAAGCACAAGGGTTCGGGTAAGGAGTTAGTCCAATTCTCGTATCCAATGAAGTCAAACATATGTTATAATTGATGTGTACTTAGGTTAGCCCCTGCTGATAACAGGGGTATTTTTGTGTCTTAGTTGCCGTGAACGTCAAGGTTAGGGTTTTGGGATTCCTGCCAATCAGTCCAAACATCACTCTCATCCTCAAACCAAGAGGGCTTTTGAACGGTTACTTCCTCTCGTGTCTCATCATTGACCCAAATAGAGACATAATACCTGTCCTCTAATTTGGTGTGACCTGTTGAGTCAAAATCGTTATATCGAATAGTTTTCATAGTTAGGCGGTTAGGTAAGGTTGTAGGGTCTCTCTGATGAACTCTGATAAAGTTATGTGACGTTTTGAGCATAGGTCACATAAGGTGTTGTAATCGGAATCACTAACCACAGTGGCGACTGTCTTAGTTAGCTTAATTGGTCTAGGGTGATATTTCCTCATGGTCGTTAATTTAGATTAATGTGTGTGTGCTATAAAGTAGTACCCACTTCTCATAATCACAAGGCTAACCCCCCATAAGCACCAGACACCAAGCTACTGGATAAAACCCTAACCTAAATTAGCGGTACAATTGTACAATCTAGGGTAATTCAATTAACCCAATGTCCAACCCTTGCAGGACATCCTTAGCGACCTGTGGCACTGTACCTATCAGAGCTACTACAGGGGTTCTGCCAGTAGTATAGGAGTAGGCTAGCACTTGACCCATAGCATGCTTCCAGTTAGCAGCCTTTTTAACCTCTATGACCAACTCTGGAGTCATAATGTCTACAATGCCCGTTTCTATGGCTACCTCTTTGGCAGAGTCAGGGTAGGTGTGCCAAAGGTAGTCACGATAGACCCACTCTGGCACTACCCCTGATATCCCATAAGTGAGCCAGAGTAGTACCATAAGGTAGTGGTCAGAGTAACCCCGTAGGCTACCCTGGGGGTCTAGGACTCTGTATCCTAAGCTAGGCTTACCCACATATCTACCACCGCTACGGTCACTAGGGGGGTATCGCAGTAGTGTGGCAGTAACAAAAGTAGGTGACTCAAACCTAACTGAATCACCCACGCTCTTAGGTATAAATACTAATCTGTCCATAGCTAGCTTACGCTATTGTCTCGCTGTTGGTATCACGGAGTGAGTACATATACTCATTGGGTAACTCAAAAGGTAGGTGATGGAAAGAGTACCAGGTTAGGTTATCGAACCGAGGGCTAGCCATATCAGCCACTAACTCTCGGCTATACTCCTTAAGGTGAGGCAGTGATAGCCCCTTGGGTACGCCGTCTAACCCATCTCCCCACACCCATTCTAAGGTGGTATCGATAAGCCCCTGAACGTCACTAGAGGGTTGACCCCAGTACCCTAACCCTGAACTAACGGCAACATTGGTCTGAACGTGTCGGTACTCGTCCTCTGCTACTGCCATTGCTAGCCGCGATAACGAGGGGCTACCTACTATTCTCAATAACCCTAAGCTAATGAGAAAGACGCTGACCTCAAGTAAGCCAGCTATGTGTACTGGGTGGGTATTGGCAGAGTCACTTAGTGCAAGCCAATCAGTAACCAGAGAGTTGAGTTTAGGGCAAGTTACCGAACCATAAGTAGTTTGAGCATACTGAAACCCTCGATAGTGCCTACCCTCATCACTAGCATTAGACAGTAATAGGGGTGTTAACTCTTTGTCGGCTTTGGGTAGGTGTCGTCTAACGCCTTTTACTACCATAGTACCGACCTCTACCTCTAGTTTAAGGGCTAGGGTGATTAGGCGTTGTACTAGGCTAATGGCTTGGGGGTCTGCTACCCTGTCAACACTTGAGTAGAGGCATATTGGGTAGTAGTCTACTGCCTGGGGTATCCAGTAGGTAGGCACTAACTCTCCTACTTGGTTGACTTTGCATCGTGACTGATAAAGTTTTCTAATGGACATAGGTTGCAAATAAGCGGCTAAGTTGAATATCTAACTTTGGAAACCCTAAGCCGGTGTCAAGGGTGTCTATTGCTAATGATACCTCATTATTGTGGCTAGTGTCAAGGTCAACAGCTATTATGTCAGAGGTAGAAAACAGGACACTATGGGTGCTTTTGAGGCTAGTGTCCTGTAACCGGGGTGTCAATACTGACTCTATGTTGGGGTTGTTAGTTTGAGAGAATGGCATAACTCGGTTAGGTGGGTTAGATGGGCATCCACCCAAGTACCCTGGTTTAACCCTTGTAGGTACATCAGGAAACCCAACTTCCACTCAAAAGCGTCACCATCACCCCCATGCAATATTATTAAGGCTTCGGGGTCAATGCTTAGGTAGTAGGCGAACTCGTTATCCCGAGCCTTAAGAGCATGGCTACTTTGCAACACCTCAAACAGTATTTGTGCCTTTTCTTGGTTATCGCAAGGTGACACGATAATCCCTAGACTGTGGAGTAAGAAATCTAAGTCCAACATGGTGGTTAGTCCTCACAAGAGGAACAGAGTTTAACAGGCTGAATAACTTTGCGTCCGTAGTCTTGGGTATTGTAATCTTTGCTTAGGTTGTAGTACAGGGTAGGTAGTGAGCTATTGTACCAGTGGCTAAAGCTAGCTGGGGTAAAGTCAGCATAGGTGTCGTAGCTAATGGCATGAGGTCGCCCATAGTTAGCCATCATCTGATACCACCCTTGGCATAACTTAAAGTGTTGATGAGGAGTCAGGCGAGTTTCACAGTTGCCATAGTCATAAGTCCTGACTGTCTCATTAGCGGCTTGGGACATACGGTTGACAAAGCGGCTAAATGGGGCAAAGATACCTCTGGCAACAGTAAACCCATTAATATCTGTCTCTCGGTAACTATGACTTTGGGCTGGCTCTACAGTGTGTAATTTACTAAACAAGGGTAGACCTAACTCCGCACAATACTCGTCAGCAGCCGAGACACTTTGGGAATAAGCCCACTTAAGCTCCCGTACCAGGTCTAACTTAGTGTCACCCCATAACGCGCTAATAAAGGTATCGTAGCTAATACCCAGGTTAGCTAGCAGGTTAGCTAGACCCATCACGTCTACGGCTATTTGGTTGTCCTGTTCTAGTGATGCCCACATAGTAGCCCGCTCTGGATGCAATTGTCGCCACTCCCAATGGGTGTAGATGGCTTGACGAGTAGCTTCTGCAAATAGTGACCCCAAGGCACTAATATCAGTCACTTTGCCTAGATTGATGCGGTAGATAAGGCAAGTACCCCGGTCTTTTAAGAAGATGCCCTGGCACACATTAGCATAACCTTTACCTGGCTGGTGCTTTTGTAAGAACATGGACTCGGTATTAACTTTGTCAATGATTAGTGCCTCTAGCTGGGGGTCAGGCTTGCGGGTCAATATCACACCTTTCTTGTGTGACCCTGGTAAACTTACTAGCGGTACATTGAGGTAGTCCATGAGTAAGGGTGATTGGTCACTACAGGCACTGGTAATGATGCCTTTTTTGTAACCACCTCTCAAAATTACGCTATTGACAGTACCAAACAACTTGAGTAGGCTATGGACAGTTTGACGCTGTATGTGGTACTCTAGGGCATCAAACAGTTGGGCAAAGATAACTGCACCACTAGCCACTAACCCTTTACTATTGACTGTATCTCGGGGTCTTAACTTACTAAGGTCTACTGCTATCTTGAGGTTAAGGTCACAGTTAGCTAGTACCGCAGTGACACCTATTAGGATACTCTCGATGCTGTCCTCTACCTCTATTACCAGAGTGTCAGGGTGATAGTTGGCATTAAGTCGCTCTGGATATTGCACTTCATCAAAAAAGGCAGAGTCAGAATTGTCCTTAATATCTAAGTACAGTTGGAAGTCGGGTTTGGGTGTACCTAGCTGAAACGTATCAGTGATTACAATCTTGACTCCCGCCCCTGCCTTGAGTGACTTAACGGCAAAAGTCAGTAACTCGGATAAGTCGGTGTCAGCTTGGAGTGTTGCAAGGGTGCAACTAAAGGGGAGTCTGTCACCCCCCTTGTCTGACAGATAGCTTTGTACTCGTTCGGGTTTTGTGATAATCATTAGTGATTGTTGATTGACCAGAAACTATCCTTAGTATAGCACACATCGGTAGGGAGTGCAACAGGTTTCTCGGGCTTATGGGTAATAATGCTAGCTGCTAATTCCTTAAGCCGCCCAAAGGTGAAACTATTGGAGATTAGCTGAGTCCAACGAGGCAAGGTGACATCAGGGCGACCGTAGCATTGGTTTCCATCGGACAAGCTGAGGCACTCAAACACTTCTCGCATACGGTAGTTAGGTGACTTCATGTTGGCTCGGTTCTGACTCATATCATAGGCTATGGGTAAGCTCAATGGGTCAACTAACGCTAACCCTTGGATTGGATGCCAGCCTGGAATCACTGTTCGACCATCTACATCAGTTAGGGTGTCCATTAGCTCATAAGCCATTGCCTGATAGTCCTCAGACTGCTTTAAGTATATCATGCCAGCAATCCCCCGGTTAAGGGTGTCAAGGTTCAGCTTGGGGCTTACAGGGGCATCTGGTGACATGATTAGGTTGCCTAGTGCAATAGCGGCTAGTACACCATCTAGGGGGTCTGCATTGGACTTATTAGCTGATGCCTCTAACTCTTTTACTCGTTTCTCCAGTTTGTGTGCGTTACTGTTGGTATACTTGCAAAACTCGTCAGTAGCCAGCCTTAAAGCCCAAAGCATAATAGTCGAGATGTCTACCCCCAATTCTTTGGCTAACCGGGGAATCTTAACAAAAGGCAACTCGGCTTCTGTAAGTACCCCCTCTGGCACTGTTTCACAAATAGTGACCCGAGAGCGCATACCGTCATCCATACCCCAAAACAGACGACGCTCTAACCGATTAGCGTTGATTAGTAAGGCAGTGGTACATTTGGTGCTTACTGCATCCTTACCCTTGTCCTCTGTTGCTACAACGCCACCTGTTGCCATTACCTTGGCTACCGGACTAGACAGCTCTTTGGCTAGGTTGTCGCTATTCTCGTCATCTCGGTAACTTAGGTCACTCGTAAAGGCTTCTCGCAAGTTAAACCGACCTGACAGTGGTGGTACAGAGTTACACACCGAGTAGCCAGCCACATCTAAGGCATCCGTAACGTATTTGAACAGCGTACTCTTACCTTGACCCGGGTATTGACCGTCTACTACCAGGATATTGCGGTAGGTATGCAGTAACGTCTCCCCGGTAAATGGGTCTGTAGTGCCACTATGTCCCACACAAACACGTCCTAAGAACAGCTTAACTTGTTCTAACTGAGCATCCCGGAAGATGGTAAAGATATCGCCAAACTCCAGGGCTTGTACCTCGGGGCTAAATTGCTCTCGAGCTGGCAACACCTTAGCAACACTACCCTTGACCCGGGGGCGGCTATCACCCCGATAATTCTTATCAGACATCTCCTTAGTGGGTAATGTCCAACCTTTCTCAAACTCAATAAGGTCACGTAACTTAGCCTTAGAAGCCCGAGCATGGGGGTCATACAAACCCTTAGCATACTCAATCTGGTTAGTAGTTAGGGCATCGGTGTCTGCTAACACACCTGTCAACTCCCGACGCTGATACAAACTACTGTAATATTTAGGTAGCAGTTGGCTCTGATTGTTTTTAGGCTGAATACCCTTAAGAGACGTAAACAGGGGGTCTGCTATCAGCTTAACGTCAATCAACTCATTGTCTAACTCATAACCATTCTGTCTTAGCTTACTACGGATAGCCTCTAAGTCGAGTAAGTAGTCCAGCTCGTAGCCTAACTTTTGCTCTTTGGGCATTCTGTTGACTGTAGAACCATTACCAGACATCGGCTCATCGCTATCTTGGTACTTGAGGGGAATGGACTCTTGGTATGGGTACTTACGGTTAGACATGATGTTTTCCTTTGGGTGTTTTGTTGTTCTGTATCCATTATAATCCCCCCTAAACCAAACGTCAAGGGGGATTTTTGATATCTAACGTTAGTCAACTAACAGGCAGTCAGCTACCATGTGACCTTGGGATGACTTGTATGACTCTTTGACTACCAGGGTTTTGTTCACCGGGTTAATGCCAAGGGACAAACGCTTGTTTAAAAAGGTATTACTCCAGAAGTCACCCGAATCACCCAAAGTAATGATGTGTTTCTTACCGAACTTAGTCTCAATGACCTTGTGTGCCGTTACAGGGTAGTTCCCGGGTGTCAGCTCTGATAACTTATGAGTAGGGGCAAAGCTGTTATCGGTAATTTTGGCTAACCGTTCAGTCACACCCCCTAAAGATAGGTTTTTAAGCTTGTCATCTTGCCATACCGGGAACCCAACACCCTGCACATAAGCCACCAAAATAACCTTACCTCCTTCGCTAACCTCCTCAAAACCGTACTGGGTATTTGTACCTAGTGTTACCCACTCGCTACGGTTACTAAACCCACCCCATAGCAGAGTTGGCTCCCCTTTTACCGATGCTACTTGGCTAGGCAACACTCGCTTAATGTAGCCTGACTCATAGTTAGCAATTATGGGGCTTACTGTGGCACTAGGGTTAACTGCCTTAAGCATAGCAGTGAACTCGGGCTTAATAGCGTCCCAAGGTAATGCTGCATAGACTTGGCTATGGTCATGGGTAGCAGTAAGGACTTCGGGCTTGACAATGGTTTCGATATTCATAACGCTTTGGTTGTTTGCTTGGTTTATACTACCATTATAACACCTTGTACTCAAACTGCTGATTTAAGTAACTTATGGCTTTGCTAGCTGTCATAACTTCTACTGATGATACCGGGTTGCCCTTGGCATCAACCATAGTCAGCTTACCACTGGTAGGGGCTAGACACTTTACTGCACATAGTCCCTTGGGGTCACTGCTGTCTGACAACTGAACCTCTTGCCCTGCCTGATGTACGCTAAAGAACTCACCTTTATGGTTGGTCAAGTAGTGGTTAGCTAGCTTACTCTTGTCCTCTGCTACTACCCCAGTAGTAACTAGACCTAAGAACTCTAGCTGTTTGTCCAACTTGCGACGCTTCGGTAACTCACTTGTAATATACTCAACTACATTCATCTGTTTGACCTTCTGGTTTACTGTAATAGGTAGTACCCAAGCTAACGCCTCACCGTTACTCGGGGTATACCTCGGTACTACCCTAGTAAACCCAACACACCTACTGTCTTTATGCTTGCGGACGATTAAACGCCCTTCTGGTAAGGCTTTGACGGTATCTGATTGGAGCCACATACGGGCGGTACTTTCTCCCTTATTGATAACGTTACCCATATCAGCCAATGAGTACAAATACTCACCTTGTTCTGACTCAAAGCAGTTAACCGTAACATTACCTAATTGGAAACTAGCTCACTTAGCTAATAATGTCTACAACTAAATGGAGTTCATCAGTAGCAGAGCCAAGTCACGCAACTGCTGTCTACTGGTAGGGTAGTCTGGTATGCCAGAAGTAACCTTAGCTAGCTTCTCTGCTACTGCCTCTCGGATAAAGTCTTGTACTGATAGGTTGGACTCTGTACTGTTGCAGTAGTCCACTACTCGGGAGTAGACTGACTCATCTAGTCTGATGTGTTGGGTCTTAGTTAGCTTTGCCATAACCTTTGGTTTACTGGTAGGGTGTTGTAATACTACTATAGTAACACACTCTCGTCAGGGTTGGTAAGTCTATCATAGTGTAGAGTAGCCAGAAACAAGGCTTCACCATAGCCCGATTCCCCATAACTCTTACGTAAATCAGTCAGAAACACCTTGTACAGCTCCCTAAGAAGGTCAGGGGCATATGGTGGCAGTTCTTCACTCATGCTTTTACCTGTTGTCTACTCCTACATTATACCCAGGCTAACGCCTTAGTGTTACTAGGGTACTGCCTAGCTACCCCTTGAGTAAACCCCTGGTAGTCAATAGCTAGGGTGGCGGTTTTACGTTAGGTGACAGAAAACTTTCTTGACACCCTGGTGTTAGCCTTGGGTACTAACCTAGTAGTGCTAATAGTAAGGCAGTAGAAGTGACCAAATATTTGACTTTGAGGTTGACAGATGGTAGGTGGGTAACAATACAGCGACTAAGTTGCTATGGCAGGGTTGACTTTGCCTACCACTTAGGTCAATGCTATGAGTTACTCGAGGGATACCGTGATACCCCCCTAGTAGACCTGTATTGCCAGAATGACCAGTTTAAGTACCATTGTGACCAGTGCCTAACCCTTAGCGGGCTACCTCCAGATAAGCTATCAGATACTCAGCTAGTAGGGCTATTGTTCAGTAGTAGCGATGCTCCTTATGGAGTGCTTAACCAGTTCAATTATGACTTAGAGAAGGCTACAGCTCAAGCCAAAGCCCCATCTAAGCCTGACACCAAGGGTAGCTTACTAGGTAAGCTTTGGAAGTCTCTAGGTGACTTACAGTTAGCTCTTAGGGTAGTACAAGAGTTACCTACTGATGTACTAGAGGACGCTTTGTATGAGATGAAGCCCGACACTGACAAAAACAAGGATAAGGCGAGAGCGACACTTGAGAGGCTTCAGAAAGGGGCTAGGGGCAATGGGTTATAGATTTGTCAGGATGATAGGTTCGGGGCTTGCAGAGGTCACTAACCCCCAAGGTCGTACTATTAGGGTAGCTGTACCCCCTAGCAGTAACTTTAGGTCAGGGCAAGAAGTGACACCTACTTTTGACAAGTGTTGTTGTCCTACTGGGCTAGTAGTGCCTACCCCTAGCAGTAGCTTGTTTAAACCCTTTAAGGATGTGTTGCAACCTAGACGGGTTAGCACTAACCAGGTGAAGCCAAGCCTACCTGTTAAACCCATACTTATCCAGGCTTTTAGGGAGATATCAACTGAGAATCTAAGTTTAGATGAGGCTGAGAAAAAAGAACCCTTAATAAAACTGTATAATTACTTCTATGTTGACCGGGACTATTGCCCAAAGGTTTATAAAGATGGTTACTTAGTAGGTACATACATAAAGGTGATATCCACTACAGAGCAAGGTAAAGTTACAATTGATTACCAATTAATCAAGTATGACCCCCTTTATCATCCATTGCCTAACAAACTGTTCTACTTAGAGACAGGTAGCTTTGGTACAGCTTATGGTAAAAGGGGGGTGTTTGCTTGGGAACCCCCATCAATACTTGAGTTGTATGATGATAATAGTAATATCTACCTAACCCCTGAAGGGTACATTTTAAATGAGGATAGTGATGGGTTGTTTAGCTTTATGGATGAACAAGGCAAGGTACAAATGTATGAGTCTACACCTATTACCCTAGTAGACTTTGCAGATGATACCAAATTAAGTAATAACACCTTTTTAGGTGAAACGCTAATTATTGATACTCAAGGGTTTGACCCCAATAATATCCTGGATGCGGAGGTAGAAAACCTTAAAGCTAGCGAAGTAATCTCAGTAATGGCTCCATCAAAGTATTTATTTAAAAGCCCTACTACAGAACCCATATCGGCTTTTGACGCTATTTTTTCTTATGACACCTTAACCTATGACCCTGTTTAATCAACTACCCCAAGTCAACACCGCTAACTCCGAGTTACTAGCCTACCAGTCCACTACTGGTGCAGTAAGCAGAGTACCTAACGACTACCAGGCAATACTTGACGGCATTATTACTAATATGGTATTGGCTAACCAGACCAGTAGCAGCACCCTGGCTAACCACATCAGTAATGCCAACTTGCACATCCCAATTAGTGACACAACTACTACTGGGGTATCCACATGGTCTAGCAGTAAAATAGCTAGTGCCATAGCTGGTTCTGACATCTGGTTCAACTTAGACGATGTGCCAGAGGGTGACACTAACCTTTACTACACCGAGGCTAGGGGTAGACAACTAGCCACCAACCTCGGGTTAGGTATAAATACTGTTGACCATCAGGCAATAGCAACTCAACTGGCTAGCGTACTGCTAGGGTTCAATAGCACAGTGTTTAGGTACGACTTAGACCCTAGAGAGACAGACAGGGATGTATCTATTACGGTAGACGGTGTGACAACTGTAGGTTACTTTGAAGTTACTCCAGGGGTACATGAGGTATCTAGCCAGTACAGTAAGGAGTGGGTGTGCCAAGCCCTAGCTCACAAGGTATATATTAGTGTTAATGGTACTCAATCCTTACAAATAACCCCCAAGTTAACCCTAGATGCTTTTACTGATGGCACTACCAATAAGTTTTGGTCTGAATCTACTCTAGGGGATAGCGACTACCTGACTAGTGTGGCTAATCACTTAGGGGCTGGATTCAATGATGCACACGTACCCATAGGGGACAATCAGTTTGCAGCTACTGATAGCACCTGGTCTAGTAGTAAGATACAGTCAGAGGTCATAGGAGCCATTGCCACCAATGCCACCTTTACCGCCACCAAAGAGATAGCCATAGCACACGAGATTGCCAACTCTGGTAGTAGACCCTCTGGCAACTACAATTGGTTAACAGACCCAACCAGTAGCCAGTTTACCCACTACATTAAGCGTAGGTGTCAAACCCAAACTTACCGTAACCAGGTAACGATAAGTGCCGATAGCTTTCAGTTGCGTACTGGTAGATGGTTGGTATACTGGGTTAGTAACACCGCCCTAAACCCCTACTTTACCAACATTACCAACATCGCCACCTATCTGGCTGACAACTCAACACCCAAGGTGGCACTACTGGCATACCCCAGTGTAGTCACAGTAACCGCAACTAGCCAGACCTTTTGCCTTGTCACTAGGTTTACGGCTGACCAGGCTTACAGCACCACCTACCGTAACACTTGGCTAATGCCAAGGTCAGTGCCAGGGGTACAGGAGTTATACAGCATATTACACATAGAGAGAATCAGCTAACCCATGCTTACTACCCTAGCCTTTGACAATACCGCCAGTAGCCTCTTTAGGCAGTTGCTGGAACCCATAGCCTTTCCTACTAGGGCAGTAGACAGCTATACCCCCAGTAGCTTACAAAGCCACATTGACCAGGTACATCCAGGCGGTAACTTTGCAGGTATGACCAGTCTAGCCATTAGTGATGCCATATTGCAATACCAGGGCAGTAACTCTGATTGGGTACAAGCCCCAGTTGGGTTTGGGTTTATGGCTGATGCTGACCTAACACCTCTCTTTAATATTGGTTTACTGGCTGACTATCCGGGTGTTGGGGGAGCGTGGCACTACTTCACCACTAACCCGGTAACTTGGGTAAATGTAGTCTATGATACAGAGTCCCATAAGCTAAATCAGTTTTGGGTAGATGTCAGTAGTAATGTTTATGTCCAGTGGTATAAGCCCCTTGGCATCAACTACCAACCTAGCGATAGGATTAAGGTACTCAACTTCAACTCGGTACACGCACCCGACCCTACTATTAACCCTAGCCAACTACCTAGTGGCTTTACTGAGGTAGTACCTGGACACTATGCCAGTAACCCTGCTTTTGTGACAGCTAGTGGTAGCCAGATAAGACCCAACAATACTAGCTACATGCGGCAATACTACTTGAGTGCAGACAGTGTGCCAGTAGGTAGCCCTGGTTTATTTGAGGAGTCAGAGGCTATAGCTAACCCCACCATCAGTGCCGCACTAGCCCACATAGTAGATACTAATGTCCACATCGGCTTAGATTTGACCAAAGTAGCCCCTAATAAGGTTTACAGCAGCCAGTACATCAGATATGCCTTAAGCCCTAACTACTACCTCTACAATGGTATGGGTGGGGATGCCTGGTTAGACACCCAAGGTAACTTACAGTCCCCCATCCTGGATTTACCCCTTATCCAACATTGGATAGCCTATGGGACAAATGGGGGTAAGGTGACAGACCCTAACACTGGTGAGGTCATAGCAGCCCCTGTAAACAACACAAATGAGGTAAGGTGTATGTTTACCCTACCTCTTGGTGCTATGCCTGTAGTTGACGGTGATATCGTGCTAAGATGCCTTAACCCTCAAGTTGGCTTTACTCTCTTAACAGACCATCTATTGCCAGACCCTGTTTAAGTATCTCTCGGGTTACTGCCTTAGTAGCTAGGTGTATATGCAGTAAGTCCTTATAAAGGCTAATTGCCTGTTCCCTACTGCACTTGTCAATAAGGTCACAATGTTGACGATATACCAGCTCTAATTCCAAGGGTAAGTTGTTCATAGGTCTCCTTTACTAGACTAAACAGTTCAGTTAAATTGTAGCCTGCTAACACTAGCTGCTCTAACCACTGATGCCCCTGTAGTGATATTAGGTCAGTACCGAGGTAGGGTGGTAGATTATCGCTAGTGTCACCCAGGCAGTGCTTAAGACGTACTATTTGGGTAACATTGGTCATTAGGATATCGTGCCTCTTGTATGCCCAATCTAGCACTTGTCTTTCATGCCTGACCTGTGGCAAGTGTTGCCCAAAGTTTACCCAAGTGACCTTATGGTAATCACTAACCAGTTGACACCAATCAGTATCAGTGCTAATCAGGTACAAAGGTGGCTTTACTGCTAGGGTGTTGTGGTAGTGTACCAGTAAACCAGCTAAGTCGTCAGCCTCTAACCCATCTACCTGTAACTTGGGGCAACTGCTATCTAGCCCTATCTTGACAATATCGTTGAACAAAGGGTCACGATAAGTCGGTCTGTTAGCCTTGTACTCGGGGAATACTCTAGTACGCCAGTAGGGTTTACTGTCTACTAACAACAAGGGTGTTACAATGGTGTGGTTATCTACTGCCTGGGTAGTGGCAGACTCCCATAGTAACCTGATGTCAGAGTCAGAGTCAGGTCTAGCTCCCAAGATGGCATGAGCTAACCCATAAAAGTCAATGGCTTTAATAGCTGTCACAGATTCTGGCTCCTTTCCTAATGTTTTCTTCAGGTGTCAATAGTTGGAATCTAGCATGAGTGAGATGGTACTCGCAAAAGCTAGGGTAGTGAACAGAGGTGACTTTTGACCAGGATAAATTGTTTAATTTGAGCCAGTCCTCTACCAATGCGCTAAATGGGTAGATGTGGTCAACGTGCAAGCCTTTTACCCTAAGTGGCACTATTTGCTCATCTACTGCCTTTCTAAGCCTCTCTAGACACCTAACCTTGATTGACTTGTTGCTAGCAAGTTGACCCTTGGGTAATGGTATGGGCTTAGGTTTAGTGGTTTTCCATGCTAGAATCATCTTAGTACCATTATAACACCCCAAGGTAAAGTAGTCAATATGTGGCTCAAGTTTGGCATAGCGAGTCAGCTTTTGCATCTTACTCCTAACCCATGCCTCATACTCGGGTGGTAGCTGGCTATCCAGGGGTAGCTTGTATATCTCGGTTAGCATACAATCATTGGGTAAATTGTTCTACCCAAAGTACCCAACCTGTGTAATATTAAGTAGGTGACAGTGTTTTTATCGTAGAGTATATCCATAAGGATAAGTATGAGTACCTATCTAAGGTGACAAAGGTTGGTCGTAAGTATTTATACGCTGCTAGTGAAGACTTACAGTTTGACCTAAACCCTACTTCGGGGGGTTACTGGAGTAATGTTAGTAATTACCCTGATATTCGATTGTATGCTAGCCAAGATGTTTATGAGGCACACCAAAACCTCGTTAAACTAAGGCAGAGTATTTATGCCTACTTTAGCGGCTACTCGGCTAGTAGTCAACTAACCCTAAAGCAGTGTGGGCTTAGAACTACCCTAGTATGCAGGTAGTCTAGTAGTAACCTTTGGCTATCGGTTAACTCGCCTACTACTACTAGGCTACTACTGCAATACCCCTTGAGTGACACTAGAACTTGGGGTAATAACGACAAAGGCATCAAAGAAAGTAACTCTGATGCCTGTTTTGGATTATCGCAGCATAGCTCTAGCACACCATTGTTAGGGTAGCAATGGCTCTGTCAATAGCGTCCTGGTAAGTCTCACCTGATCGATAGCTCTGACGACTTAGAATGTCCTTTACTTGTCCAATAGTAAACAAAGGTTTAGCATGGGTCTCCTGGTAGTGGTCTAGACCAATCTTACAGTTATCGCCAGCGCATAAGGGTAACTTACGAGCATCAGAAGCAGTAAGGTCAGCTAGCCGCTTAGTTAGGTACTCATGTGACCAACGACCATGATAGCCACAAGCCTTGTACCAGTTAACGAAACCCTGATGGTACTCTACTGACTCCTTACGGGCTTCTTTTACTGTTAGTGCCTTAGCCTCTACTTTGCTGTAACTTAGGTCAGGTGTTAGTGTACCCTCAAACCGGATGTCAAGGGCTTGAGTCATTAGCACTGGTACTAAGGTCAAGGCTACTATGTTACCACTTGCATACTCGTGCAGTACAATCTGATTGAACACTGTGGTATCAATAGCTACAATTTTTTGAGTACCGCCATCAGTAGCGGCTAGCATTTTCCGCACCTTTGACTCGGCTCCCAGAGCAAGTTTCAGCCAATTAGCGGTTAGCATTTTCCGCACCTTTGACTCATCTAGTTTAAGCACTAGGGCAGTCTGACGAATACTGATTACCCAATCACCTAACTCTGATTTGTATCCGGTTAACTCGATGCCATTGACTGTGATAATGGACTTAGGGGCGATAAAGTGAGACATTTGTAGTATCCTTGTAGTATTGTAGTGAACAAGGTGGTCACAGGTTGGCTATTCCTGTCCTTAAAGCCTTAGCTATTGTAAGTACCCTAGAGAGGTTTGGTTACTGCACTTACAGCCTCGTTAATATATTCTTTGTAGGTGTAGCCCTTGCGTGACTTGGTGTAGTTAGTGGCACAATACAGCTTAACTTGAGTCAGGGTGTCCATCTCTGGGGCTTCTGTATCCTGCCAGTGATTAATACCTACTTCACCCAAGCCATCACAGGTCTGGGGTAACAGTCGTGACTCTTTAGCTGTAC